TATAATGGAGATGTTAGTGAAAAAACTGGTAAGCAATCTGTTGATTGGTTTGATCAACAAACTATAGCAACAGGAACTAATACTGTTGGTGGAGCAACAACTGTAACGACTATAAATTGGAATACTGTTGCTGATACACCAGGAACATCAGATTTTGCTTCTACTAGAGGCTCAAGATTTGATGAGGTTCATGTTGTTGTAATTGATGGTAAGGGAAGTGTTACTGGAAATGCAGGAACAATTCTTGAAAAGCATTTAAATCTTTCAAAAGCAAAAGATTCTGAGTTTTCTGTAGGTTCACCTTCATACTGGAGATCATACTTAGAGAACAATTCTGATTACATCTTTGGTGGAACAGGTGCTCTTATCGGAACAACACAAGCTGGATTTGCAGGTACTAATTTTGTTCCATTTGGTGATGGTACATGGGATCAAAATACCGAAGGTACTATTTTTAATGTATCTGGAAAACAGGATCTTACCTTAAGTGGTGGATTAAACTATCAGGGTAAAGGAGATTTAGTTACTGCTGGAGCACTTGATTCTGGACTAGATGATTTAATCGGTGGTTATGGTAAGTTTGAGAATGATACTACAGTAGATGTAGACTTCTTACTTATGGGTTCTGGAAAATATGGTGAAGATAAGACCAGAGCACTTGCAGAGAAGTTAATTGCTGTTGCTGATATAAGAAAGGATGCAGTTGCATTTATTTCTCCATATAGAGGAGCAATGATAACTGATACTTCTGATGAAGGTAAAGCAACAATTGAAGATGATGATAAAATTACTCAAAATGTAGTTGATTACTATAGTACAATATCATCTTCATCATATGCTGTATTCGATAGTGGATACAAGTACATGTATGATAGATTTAACGATAAGTTCCGTTATGTCCCATTAAATGGTGATATTGCAGGAACTTGTGCAAGAACTGATATCAATGATTTCCCATGGTTCTCACCAGCAGGAACAGATAGAGGTGCTATTCTTAATGCAGTAAAACTTCCATACAATCCAACCAAATTACAGAGAGATTCACTTTATTCAAATAGAGTAAACCCTGTAATCTTCTCACCTGGATCAGGAATTGTTCTATTTGGTGATAAGACTGGATTTGCTAAGAGATCTGCATTTGATAGAATTAATGTTCGTAGATTATTCATCTACCTTGAAGATGCTATTTCTGCTGCTGCAAAGGATCAATTATTTGAATTCAACGATGAAATTACAAGGTCGAACTTCGTTAATATCGTTGAACCATTCCTCCGTGATGTTCAGGCTAAGAGAGGAATTCAAGATTATGTTGTAATTTGTGATGAAACAAATAACACTGCTGCAATCATTGATTCAAATGAATTTGTTGCAGATATATACATCAAGCCTGCAAGATCAATTAACTTCATTGGTCTAACATTTATTGCCACTAGAACTGGCGTTTCATTTGAAGAAGTAATAGGTTCCGTTTAATTAAATTAGAGGTTTAAAAAATGCCTTCACGTCAACAACAAAACACTATTCCACTAAGGAAAATTAGTGATTTTAAAAGCAGACTATCTGGTGGTGGTGCTAGACCGAATCTCTTTGAGGTTGAGCTAGCATTCCCAGATGCTGTATCCATAGCAAATGATGTTTTACAGAAATCAAGATTTCTCGTAAAAGCTGCTGCTCTTCCAACATCAACCATTGCTCCAGTAGATATCCCATTCAGGGGTCGTATTTTGAAAGTTGCTGGTGACAGAACTTTCGAAACTTGGACAGTTACTGTTATCAACGATACTGACTTTGCAATTCGTTCTGCTTTTGAAAAGTGGATGAATGCAATCAACAAATTGGATGATGCAACTGGTCTTACAAATCCAGAGTCATACCAGAAAGATGCTCAGGTTCATCAATTAGATAGAGATGGATCTGTTCTCAGATCTTACAAGTTCTGGGACATTTACCCAACTAATATTTCAACAATAGACCTAAGTTATGAAACAACTGATACTATTGAAGAATTTACAGTAGAATTCCAAGTTCACTGGTGGGAAGCATTCAAAGGTAATGGTCCAAATGCTGGTGGTGAAAATATCAGCTAAATAGTGCTATAATAGTAAGATAAAGCAATTATACGATGGCACGACTCTTTGGATTCTCCGTTGAGGATAAGGAAAAACAATCAAAATCTATAGTCTCACCCGTACCTCAAACTAATGAGGACGGGTCAGACTTTTATATTTCTAGTGGGTTTTACGGACAATACGTAGATATCGAAGGAGTATATAAAAACGAATTTGATTTAATTAGAAGATATCGTGAGATGGCACTACACCCTGAGTGTGATGGTGCCATTGAAGATGTTGTTAATGAAGCAATTGTTAGTGATTTGTATGACTCACCAGTTGAGATAGAATTAACAAACTTGAATGCAAGTGATAAATTAAAGAAAATTATTAGAGAAGAATTTAAAAATATCAAAGAGATATTAGATTTTGATAGAAAGGCACATGAGATATTTAAAAATTGGTATATTGATGGCAAACTATGCTACCTTAAAGTCATAGATCAAAAACATCCTGAAGAAGGTATTCAAGATTTAAGATATATTGACTCCTTAAAAATAAGATTTATTAGGCAGGAAAAGAAAAAAAATAAAAATCAATATATTAATGTTGCTAGTAATAGGGATGATCCTGCATCTTCAATAACTCCAGAACTTGAAGAGTATTATCTTTATACTCCTACACCTGCATACCCATCAAATTCAATAATTGGTGGTGGTGGAAGTAAGGGAGTTAAGATTGCAAAGGATGCAATTACCTATTGCACATCTGGATTAATTGATAGAAATAAAGGAACAGTTCTTTCATATCTCAATAAAGCAATCAAGTCACTCAATCAATTGAGAATGATTGAGGATGCTCTTGTCATCTATAGATTATCACGTGCTCCTGAACGTAGGATATTCTACATTGATGTTGGTAATCTACCTAAAGTTAAGGCAGAGCAATACCTTAAAGAGGTAATGTATCGTTATAGAAATAAACTTGTTTATAATGCTACAACTGGTGAAGTTAGAGATGATCGTAAGTTCATGTCTATGATGGAAGATTTTTGGTTACCACGTAGAGAAGGTGGTAGAGGAACTGAAATCACAACACTTCCTGGTGGACAGAACCTTGGAGAACTTGCTGATATTGAGTACTTCCAAAAGAAACTATATCGTTCATTAGGTGTTCCTGAATCTAGAATTGCTGCAGAAGGTGGTTTTAATTTAGGACGTTCATCTGAGATATTAAGAGATGAATTAAAATTCTCTAAATTTGTAGGACGTTTGAGAAAGAGATTTGCTCAAATGTTTAATGATATGCTCAGAACTCAATTGATTCTGAAGAATATTGTAACACCAGAAGATTGGGAATCTATTAGAGAGCATATTCAGTATGATTTCATCTATGATAATCAGTTTGCTGAATTAAAAGATACTGAGATGATGAATGAGAGACTAGGAACTCTTGCTACCATCGAACCTTATATTGGTCAATACTACTCTAAAGAGTGGGTGCGTAGAAAAGTCTTACGTCAAACTGATAGTGAGATGATAGAAATGGATGAGCAAATAGAACAGGAAATTAAAGATGGTGTAATACCAGATCCTGCTGCAATAGATCCTATAACAGGAGAACCATTACCACCTGAAGGTGAAATGGGAATGATGGGTGAAGTCCCAATGGAACCAGAAATTGATGGTGGAATTACTAATGCTCAGTTAGGAAAAGACACCAAGAAGGCAGAGATATAAATAAAGTATAATAATATATTAATAAAATGGATGAGATTATCGATTTGATTGCGACTGATTCTAGTTCTTCGGATGTTAGTACTAAGATTAAAGATCTTTTATATACTAAAGCTGCAGATAAAATAGAATCACAACGCTCTGATGTTGCAATGTCTATGTTCAATCAATCTGAGCCAGAAGTTGAACCAGAAGTTACAAATGAACCAGAGGTAAAAGAAGAAGAATGATTATCAAACCTTTAAGTGCAGAAGTGGCAGTTGGTGATGCAACTATCGCTGCAGCAAGAGTAGTAAGATTAGTTAATACTGGAGCAACAGAAAAAGTTGCTGTTGCTAATACTACTCCAGCAGAATTAACTTTACTTGCTAATACATCTGTTGTTATTGAGAAAGAAGTTGGAGCAGCCATTGGTGCTACATCTGCTGTTCTAGCAACCCCAGTCGCATTTACAAACTAAAATGAAACTCATTACGGAAGAAATATCTAGCGTTAAATTTATCACTGAAGGTAAAGGCGCTAAGAAAAAGATGTATATTGAAGGAGTCTTCTTACAAGGAGACCTCAAAAATCGTAATGGTAGAATGTATCCAGTAAACACTCTTACAAGAGAAGTTGGTAGGTACAATGAGTCCTTTGTTCAAAAGGGACGTGCACTTGGTGAGTTGGGACATCCAGATGGTCCAACTGTAAACCTTGATCGTGTATCACATATGATTACTTCTCTTAGACAAGAGGGTAATAATTTTATTGGTAAAGCACAACTTCTTGATACCCCTATGGGTAAGATTGCAAAATCTTTAATTGGTGAAGGTGTAACTCTTGGTGTTTCTTCTCGTGGAGTTGGTTCTCTTAAAGAAGATCGTAATGGTTGCAAAGTTGTTGGTGAAGATTTTATGTTAGCAACTGCTGCTGATATTGTAGCAGATCCTAGTGCTCCAGATGCTTTTGTCTCTGGAATCATGGAAGGAAAGGAGTGGGTTTGGGAAGGAGGAATTCTTCGTGAACAACATGCCCAAAGTATTAAAAATAGAATTAATGCTTTAGGAGGGCAAAATAGATTGGAAGAACACAAGTTGAATTTATTCAACGATTTCTTATCAAATCTATAAGTTCTATAAATAAATACAGATTAAACACATATCTAAATAAATGTCCGTTGGTAGCAATTTAAACGAAATGGAAAACATCGAAGAGAATGTGGTAACCAAAGGTGCATCACCTGCGGAGCCAATGCAAAAACTTACCACAGGTGGAACTCCCGCTACGTGGGAAGACCTTGGTGGTCCTACTCCAGAAAACTATAAAGCTGATGATGATTCAGCTAAGTTAAAAACTCCTGGTGCAACTTTAAAGCAAGTAAAAGATATTGTTAATAAAGGTGCTAAACCTGCTGAACCTATGAAAGCAGGTGTTAAGGAAGAGGAAGAGAAGCCTGCAGATCAAGTTGTCTCTGAAGAAGAGACTACCGAAGAGGAAGTCGTTTCTGAAGAAGAAACTACAGAAACTACTGAGACACAAGAAGTAGTTGCTGAAGAAGAGACAACTGAAGAGGAAGTCGTCGTCGAAGATAAGATTGACGTTGAGGAAGATCTCAATGCTCTTATTTCTGGTGAAGAACTTTCTGAAGCGTTTCAAGAAAAGGCAAGAACCATTTTTGAAGCTGCTATCAAAACAAAGATTTCAGAACTTAAGGAAGAACTCAAAGTTGAGTACGAGCAATCTCTAGTTGAAGAGGTTAACGTCATTAGAACAGAACTCACAGAGAGAACTGATTCTTACCTTGAGTACGTTGCCGATGAGTGGATTTCTGAAAATGCACTCGCAGTCGAGCATGGACTTAAGACTGAAATGACCGAATCATTCCTTGAAGGAATGAAGGGTCTTTTTGAAGATCATTATGTAACAATCCCTGAAGAAAAATATGATGTGCTTAATAGCATGGTAGAAAAACTTGATGAAATGGAAGATAAACTCAACGAGCAAATCAATAAAAACGTTGCTCTAAATAAGAGATTATCAGAATCTTCCGCTGATGTAATTTTAGCAGATGTATCTGAAGGTCTCGCAGTTTCGCAAAAGGATAAATTAAATTCACTTGCAGAAAATGTTGAGTTTGATAGTGAAGACAAGTATCGTGAGAAGCTAGAGACATTAAGGGAATCTTATTTCCCAGCTAATCCTGGCACTCCAAAAGACAAGTCAGAGAATCTATCTGAAGGAACAGCATCTGTACCACAGGAGCAACATTCCAGATCAATGGAAGCCTACATGGCATCTCTTGGCCGTATGTCTAAGTGATTTAAATAGTATAAAGTCAAACAAAAACAATTTTAAATAGGTAAAACTAAAATGCAAGCCCCAATAAATAACGAGGTTTTGCAGGAAAAGTGGGCACCACTTCTCGACCATGATGGTGCAGAGAAGATTACAGACCCACATAAAAGAATGGTTACTGCCGTTCTCCTGGAAAATCAAGAAAAAGCAATTAGAGAAGAAAGAGAGTTTCTTTCAGAAGATGGTCCAACAAACGGCACAGGTTCTTCAGGAACCGCAGCAGGTTTAAGTGGTGGAGCAACAGGTGCAATTAAAGGTTTCGACCCTGTACTAATCAGTTTGATCCGTCGTTCAATGCCAAACTTGGTCGCATATGACCTTGCTGGTGTTCAACCAATGACTGGTCCTACTGGACTAATCTTCGCAATGCGTTCACGCTACGATACTCAGGCAGGAACTGAAGCATTATTTGACGAAGCAGATACTGGATTCTCTGGTGTTAGTTCTGCTAATGCAACTGCTGACATTGGTTCAGGATATGTTGCTGGTTCTGATGGAGCAAACCTTGGTATAGGTACTACATCTTCAAACAACGGAACTACTCCTGCGTCTGCAAACAGACCTGACCTTCTTAACCCTAACAGTGCTGCTAAAGATAAAGCATATGCAACTGGTCAAGGTATGGATACCGAGAAGGCTGAAGCACTAGGTACTGGTGGTTCTTCTCCAAACTTCAACCAGATGGCATTCTCAATCGAGAAAGTCACCGTTACTGCGAAGTCACGTGCGTTGAAAGCTGAGTACTCACTAGAGCTTGCTCAGGATCTTAAAGCAATCCACGGATTGAATGCAGAAGCCGAATTGGCAAACATTCTTTCTACTGAGATTCTTGCTGAGATCAACAGAGAAGTTATCAGAACAATCTACAAGGTTGCTGAAACTGGTGCGTCTACAAACGTTGCTGCTCAAGGTACATTCGACCTTGACGTTGATAGTAATGGTCGTTGGTCAGTTGAGAAGTTCAAAGGACTTATCTTCCAGATCGAAAGAGATGCCAACGCAATCGCACAGAGAACTCGTCGCGGAAAGGGTAATATGATCCTTTGCTCTGCTGACGTTGCTTCTGCACTAACAATGGCAGGTGTCTTGGATTACACCCCAGCTCTTAATGCTAACCTTAATGTTGATGACACAGGCAATACATTTGCTGGTGTACTTCAAGGTAAGTATAAGGTATACATTGACCCATATTCTTCAAATGCATCTGGACTGACTGATAATCAGTACTATGTTATTGGTTATAAGGGTTCTTCACCTTATGATGCAGGTCTGTTCTATTGCCCATACGTTCCTCTACAGATGGTTCGTGCAGTTGGAGAGAACTCATTCCAGCCAAAAATCGGCTTTAAGACAAGATATGGTATCGTTGCAAACCCATTTGCTGAAGGTACTACTGAAAGTCTTGGTCGTCTTAAGGTTAATGCTAACAAGTACTACAGAAGAGTTACAGTTAAGAACCTTATGTAAGAAGAAAGGATATATTCCTTCATTCAAAGAGACCCCTCAAAGGGTCTCTTTTTTTGTCTAAATAAGGTATAATAGTGTATAGAGTAATGAAGTCTTTTAGAGAATTTTCTGAAGAACTGGAAAGCACTGAGACTGGACAACAATCCAGAGCAGAAATTGCTAGACAAAGATTTGCTGCCCAAAGAGATAAGGCTAGAGAAAAAAGAAAACTTCAAGTCAGTAAGATGACGAAGAAGTTTAGTAGTGGTGAAGGTCAATCAAACGTACAAAAAGCAAAATTCAATACCATGGATAAGAAAGAAAAGGAGGAGTCTTAATATGCCATATCATATCAAAAAAACTAGTGTTTTAGGTTCTGCTGTACCTGCAGGTGGAGAAGAATATTATGCTGGTAATAATAGTTGGACAAACACTTATGAAGATAGAAAGGTTTATACAAATCAAGCAGATGCTGATGCTCAAAAGGCAACCACTGTAACTGGAAGCTTGGGTATTACATATCAACCTTCTTGGTGGAAAAATAGTACTGTTGTTGAGGAATAATGGCAAGAGCATTTGCAAATCAGATAGAAAATAGAAACTTTCTATCTCCAGTTGGTTTTAAATTTACTTTGGCAAAAGAACCTAAAGTAAGTTTCTTTTCTAATGCTGCTACAATACCTGATATTACTTTAGGAACAGCAATTCAACCAAGTTACCTTAAGGATATTGAAACACCTGGTGATAAATTACAATATAGTGATTTTACACTTAAATTTTTAGTTGATGAGAATCTTGAAAATTATATGAAGATTCATAATTGGCTAACTGGATTGGGATATCCAGAAACGACAGAGCAGTATAAAAAAGCAACTACGGATGATGATGGATTGAGAGATCTTGAATATGTCTTTAGTGATGGTAGTCTACATATTTTAAATAGTAATTTTAATACAACTGCTATAGTTAAATTTGCACAATTATTTCCAACAAATCTAACCTCTCTGGAATTTGAAGCAAGTGATACTGATATCAACTACTTTACAGCAGAGGTTACTTTCAAGTATACTGTGTATAATATTGTTAAACCTGACGGACGTACTCCTTTATGAATCTTGATAAAATTCAGGAGATGTGGCAGAAAGATTCTGTCATTGACCCTGATAACCTACATGATGAATCACTAAAAATTCCTCAATTACATTCCAAGTATTATACTGTTTATAATACGATTACTCTTTTGCGTGAGAAGGCAAGAACTTCTTATAGTAAAATAAAATTAGAACGATACAATTACTACACAGGAAAGGCAGAACCAGAAGTATATGCCGAAGACCCATTTCCGTATAAGGTTAGGGAAAAGGACGCAATACAGAGGCACCTGGAAGCAGATGAGAGGTTAACTAATATAGATCTTAAGATTAGATATTATGACTCCACTCTAAAATTCCTTGAGGAGATAATTAAAACAATATCAAATCGTACTTATCAAATCAAAAATGCCATTGAATGGCAGAAATTTCAATCTGGATTTTAGTGATAAATATTTACAAATGAACATTATGTTATGTCACATTTGGTTATATCAAAGAAGAGTGAGGTATATCTTCATGTAGAAGCAGAGATACATGTTTATTATGAACTAGCAGATCAATTTACTTTTGATGTACCTGGTGCAAGTTTTTCTCCTGCCTACAAAAAGAAATTTTGGGATGGTAAAATAAGATTATTTAATACTAAAAATGGTCAAATATATGTTGGACTTTTAGATAGAATAATTCAGTTTTGTAAAGACCACGGATATACCTACGAATTTAAAGACAATAAGTATTACGGAACTCCTTTTGAAGTTAATGAATACATTTCAAAGGAAGGTGTAAAGGATTATATGACAGCAATCTCTAAGCATAAACCTAGAGATTATCAAATAGAGGGAGTATACGACGCTCTAAGACATAATAGAAAGTTGTTGATATCCCCAACTGCATCGGGAAAGTCTCTGATGATATATTCGATTGTGAGATATTTTGTTGAGAAACGGCAAAATACTCTGATAGTCGTTCCGACGACTTCCCTAGTAGAGCAGATGTATAAAGATTTTGCAGACTATGGCTGGGACGTAGGTTCATTTTGCCACAAGATATACGCAGGAAAGGAAAGAGAGACGGACTCTCAAGTCATTATTACTACTTGGCAATCAATCTACAAACTCCCCAGAAATTATTTTGAGAGATTCTCTGTTGTGGTTGGGGATGAGGCTCACCAATTTAAATCGAAGTCACTTATATCTATAATGACTAAATTATCTGATGCTAAGTTTCGTTTCGGATTTACAGGAACCCTTGATGGTTCTCAAACACATAAATGGGTTCTTGAGGGATTGTTTGGACCTTCCTATAAGATCATAAAAACTGACGAGTTAATGAAGAAAGGGCATCTTGCTAAACTGGATATCAATGTACTTCTATTGAAACACCCACCGAATAAATTTGAAAACTTTGAAGAAGAGGTTCAGTATATTATTGGTCATAATCGTAGAAATAACTTTATTAAAAATCTTGCTCTTGATTTAAAAGGTAATACACTAATACTCTATGCCAGAGTTGAAGGACATGGTGTACCTTTATACGAATTAATAAATAATAATAACACTATTGAGAATAGAAATGTCTTTTTTATTCATGGTGGAGTGGATACCGAAGACAGAGAGAAAGTTCGAGAAATCACTGAGCAAGAGAATAATGCTATTATCGTTGCCTCGTATGGAACCTTTTCTACCGGCATTAATATCAAAAATCTACACAATGTAATTTTTGCTTCTCCATCAAAGTCAAGAATAAGAAATTTACAGTCAATTGGGAGGGTACTTAGAAAAGGTAATCAAAAAACTAGAGCAACTTTATATGATATTGCTGATGATATCAGTTATAAATCTAGAAAGAATTATACATTGAATCACTTAATTGAAAGAATCAAAATTTATAATGAAGAAAATTTTGATTACGATATAGTCAACATACCACTTAAAAAATGATGGGAGAAGAATTTCACGCAATAATAAAATTAGTATCTGGAGAAGAAATTTTTGCTCTCGTATCTGTGGATGATGAAGAGTCAGAAAATCCTATATTAATACTACAAAATCCACTCACTATAAAGTATGTTAATACTCCTAATGGTGGATTGATTAAAGTTAAATCTTGGATTGAATTAATTGAAGAAGACTTTTTTATGATAAGATTAGACAAAGTTATAACAATGTCTGAAACAAAGGAACAAAGATTAATTGATATATACAATCATTTTCTTGCTGATGATGCTCAAGAGGCTTATCATCCTGATGGTTCAGTAAGACCTGATTCTCAAATGGGTTATGTTACTTCAATAAAAGATGCTCGTAAGACCTTAGAGGTACTATTTAAGCTTAAAAATAAAGAAAGCTAATTTATCCCTTCAACCTCCACAAAGGTTATTGTACAGATATTTGGGTGACTTGTCAAGCCCTGAAAATATGTTATAATACTTATATCTTAAGACGGAAACTTCAATGTTATGCCAAAAAAGAAATCTGAACATTATGTAAATAACAAGGAGTTGCTGGAAGCAATGATTGTTTATAGAGGAAAAGTTGCTGTAGCAAAGGCAAAGTTTTTAAAAAAGTATCCTGATAAAGAACCACCAAAGTCTGGTCCATGGGAAGGTAAGCCACCTATTCCAAACTATCTTGGTTCTTGTTTTTTAAAGATTGCTACACACTTATCTTACAAACCTAATTTTGTAAACTACATGTTCAGGGAGGACATGATATCAGATGGAATCGAAAATTGCGTTCAGTACATACATAATTTTGATCCTGAGAAATCCCGTAATCCTTTTGCATACTTTACGCAGGTTATACATTATGCGTTTCTCAGACGTATTCAAAAAGAAAAGAAGCAGTTAGATATTAAAACAAAGATTATTGAAAGAACTGGATTTGATGAGGTTATGAAGGTCGATGACAATTCATTATCAGGAGATAGTTCTGAGTATAATACAATTAAGGATAATATTCAATACCGAAATAATAATAGATGAGATTAGCTATTATTACCGATACCCACTATGGGGCTAGGAAAGGTTCTAAGCATCTTCACGATTATTTTGAACTATTCTATAAGAATGTCTTCTTTCCGTCTTTAGAAGAGCATAAGATAGATACTATCATTCATATGGGTGATATATTCGATAGTCGTAAGGCAATAGACTTGCAAAGTCTTGAGTGGTCGAAGAGAGTAGTATTTGAACCTCTTAAAAAATATAATGTTCATGCTCTTATCGGAAATCATGATTGTTATTATAAGAATACCAATAATGTCAATTCTCCAGAACTTTTATTAAAAGATTATGAAAACATTAAGACGTACTCAAAAGCAACAGAAATTTCTTTAGATAAATTAAAGATTCTTCTTTTACCTTGGATTAATTCTGAGAACTTTGAAGAAACTGAGAAATTAATTAAAAAGACTAAGGCAAAGATTGCCATGGGTCATCTTGAAGTAAATGGATTTAAGGCTACTCGTGGTCATCTTATGGAAAATGGGATGGATGTGAAAACTTTTAATAAGTTTGAAAAAGTTTATTCTGGTCATTTTCATACTCGTTCAGATGATGGTCAGATTTATTATCTTGGTAATCCATATGAGATGTTTTGGAATGATGTGAATGACCCTAGAGGGTTTCATTTATTTGATACAGAGACTTTGGAACATACTCCAATTAACAATCCTTATAAATTATTTTATAACATATACTATGAAGATACTAATCATAAGTTGTTTAATGCTACTCAATATGAAAATAAGATTGTAAAGGTAATTGTTCGTAAAAAGACTGATCAGAATATGTTTGATACATTTCTCGATAAACTCTATTCAGTTGGTGTACAAGATTTAAAGATAATTGAGAATTTTGATATTCAGGAGAGTGAAGATTTTGATATAGATGAAGATGAAAATACATTATCAATATTGAATCGATATATTGATGAATCGGAATTTGAATTTGATAAACATATCATTAAAGGTATTTTTCAGGATCTTTATAGGCAAGCTTGCGAGGTAGAATAAATGTATCTTCTTACTCTTAAAGAAAATAAAGGTGAGGGTGCCTATGCTGTTGATGACAGATATGGTAATCAAGTTTTATTTTTATTTGAAAAAGAAGATGATGCTGAAAGATATGCTATGATGTTAGAGGATCAAGAAGATAGAGAAATGGATGTTATTGAGGTTGATGATGAACTTGCAATAAAAACATGTAAACAACATAATTACAAATATGCTGTAATTACCCCTGATGATTTTGTGATTCCCCCTAAAAGATGATTACTTTCAAAAATATAAAGTGGAAAAATTTCTTAAGTACTGGTAATAACTGGTCTGAAATTAATTTTCTTGAGCATAATACTAATTTGATAGTAGGTACTAATGGTGCTGGTAAATCTACCATGTTGGATGCACTTACCTTTGCCTTATTTAATAAACCATTTCGTAAAATTAATAAGGGGCAGTTGATTAATACTGTTAATGAAAAGGATTGTATTGTTGAAATAGAATTTAATGTTAATAATCGTGAGTATCTTGTAAGAAGAGGAATTAAACCTAATATATTTGATATTGAAGTTGATGGCAATCCACTTCACAAACAAGCTGATGATAGAACGAATCAAAAAATATTAGAAGATACTATATTAAAAGTAAATTATAAGTCCTTTACTCAAATTGTAATCCTGGGTAGTAGCACTTTTGTACCCTTTATGCAATTGAGTGGTTCTAATCGTAGAGATGTTATTGAGGATTTACTGGACATACGTATATTCTCGGCTATGAATAGTTTGATTAAAGAAAAGATTAGAACACAAAAGGATAAAATTAAGTCTTTAGATTTGAAGAAAGATAATCTTAAAGATAAGATGTCTATGCAAAAGAATTTTATTAAGGAATTGGAAGAGCAGGGTAATAATAATATTGAAAATAATAAGCAAAAGATTAAAACATTGAGTATTGAAAATGATACTCATATGGAAAAAAATGGACTTGTTGAAGCAGATATATCAGACTTACTTAAGGAGCAAGAAGTTGTTGCTGGTGCTGGTGAAAAGTTAGTGAAACTTAATAATCTTAAGGGTAAAATTACTCAAAAAGTAGCAACAATTACCAAAGAACATAAGTTTTTCACAGATAATATGGTTTGCCCTACCTGCACTCAGGATATAGAAGAAGAGTTTCGTGTAAATAGAATTGCTGATGTTCAAGATAAAGCAAAGGAGTTGCAATCTGGTTATAAAGAACTGGAGGAAGCAATTCAAAAAGAAAAGGATAGAGAATATCAGTTTACCAAATTATCTAAGGAGATTACTCAACTCAACCATGGCATTTCTCAAAACAATACTCGAATCAGTCTCAATCAAAGACAAATCCGAGATCTTGAAGAAGAAGTTCAAAGAATTACCGAACAATTTAAAAACAGAAATACTGAGCATGAGAAGTTAGCAGAGTTTAAAGAGAACCTCCAACAAACAATCGAAGACCTATCAGAGAAAAAGGAAGATATTAATCACTACGATTTTGCCTATTCTTTGTTGAGGGATGATGGAGTTAAGACAAAAATAATCAAGAAGTATCTACCACTTATTAATCAACAGGTAAATCGTTACCTTCAGTTGATGGATTTCTATATCAATTTTACATTAGATGAGGAGTTTAATGAGACGGTACAATCACCGATTCACGAAGACTTCTCATATTCATCATTCAGTGAAGGTGAGAAGATGAGGATTGACTTAGCATTACTCTTTACATGGAGAGAGGTGGCTAGGGTAAAGAACTCTGTGAATACCAATCTTCTTATTATGGATGAGGTATTTGATAGTTCTCTTGATGGGTTTGGAACAGAAGAATTTCTTAAGATTATTAGATATATAATAAAGGGTGCAAATATTTTTGTTATATCCCATAAGACTGACCTTAATGACAAGTTTGACAATATAATAAAATTTGATAAGATAAAGGGATTTAGTAGAATGGTTTCATGAATAAATCTAAAATGATACCATTATTTCCAACATTGATTTATGATGTGGAATGTCCTGAATTAATTGATGATGTATTACTTGAATTTGATAAAGCAAATTGGATAGATTCGGATGTTAATGTTAACGATAGTAATTTTACATTAAAGAAAAATAAGAAACTTGCTAAGAAGTTTAATGATGTTGTAAATGATGCTTTAAAGGATCATCAATATCAGGTTCCTTTAAAAATGTCCACCAGTTGGTTTACTCGTGTTAAACCCAATACTAGTGGTAGAAACCATTATCATGTAAACTCCTTTTATAGTGGTATTTTTTATTTTCAAGATGATTGTTCTAAACTTGTTGTGGAAAAAGAAAGTCCACAAATTCATGTTCCATGGAATACAACAGATTTTGGTTTAATTCCTTCAGGAAATGTTGGGTTTTCAGCAAAAATGGGACATATGCTATTGATTCCTGGTAATATAAGGCATTATATTAAGGAGAATGAGACCAATCATGATCGTCATTCACTTGCTATGAATTTTATGCCAAGTGGATTTTGTGATTTTTTAGACTCATCATACAATTACCGATGAACAAACCTAACTGGCAACACAATTCGGGTAAGCCACCGAAACGAAAACTTAAACCACAGGCACTACGTGCTGCAAGAGAAAGACGCAGACAGTTGATAAAGCGTCTACAGAACCCCTCAAATCGAGGGGTTTCGTCTTATAATAGGTTCAACAAACGAAAAGACTTATGGCAGTTAAGCACGAAATCAAGTCACAACTCGCAAAATTACTTGCTACTGAAGACCTTGTAGTAGAGCATAAGCAAGTAGAGACAGCAGAATTTAATGTTCATACTCGTGTTTTGACATTACCAGTATGGGAAAAGGCATCTAACAACATATATGATTCTTTGGTGGCACATGAAGTAGGACATGCATTATTCACACCAGATGTTGATTGGACAAAGACTCATAAGATTCCACAACCATTTGTGAATATTGTTGAGGATGCTAGAATTGAAAAGTTGATGAGAAGAAAGTATGCTGGTATTGCAAAAACTTTCTTTAGGGGATATAATGAACTCAATGATAATGATTTTTTTGAGATAGATGATAAAGATATTGATACTCTTAATCTTGCTGATAGGGTTAATTTATACTTTAAGATTGGTTCGTTCGTTAATATATCTTTTTCAGATGCTGAGAAGGAGATTGTCTCTTTAGTTGAAAAGTGTGAAACCTTTGAAGAAGTATTAGATGCTTCTAAAGTTCTCTATGATTATTGTAAGCAGCAACAAGAAGAAGATGCTCAAGAGGAAGTAGAAGGAAATGTTGAAATGCAACCTACTCAAGGTGGTGGGACATCATTAGATAATTCTGAGAAGACTGAGGAAAAGGAAGAAGTTGACCTTGACCATCAACCAGAATCATCTGAGCAGGGATTTGATGAGCAACAATCTGATAGTACTAATACTGGTTCTCCTCAAAAACCTACATCAGCAGGAACTAGGGGAAGTGAGAATTCTGAACCAGAAGTAAAAACTGCTGATGCATTAGCAAATGCTATAAAAGATTTGGTTGGTAAAGGTGGTAGAGATAATGTATATGTTGAAATTCCTAAGTTAAAATTGGAAGAGGTTCTTATTTCTAATAAGCATATTCATGATGAATGTCAGCAATGTTGGGATGAGTATCTATTAAGTGATTCTGCTAAGGCAGAAGATGATGATGAAATAAATCGGGAGGAAATGGAGGCAAAATATTATAGATGGATGCCAGTTCATGGTCTTAAAGGTGTTGATAAAGAATTTGAAAAATTTAAAAAGTCTGCACAAAAAGAAGTTAATTATCTTGTAAAGGAGTTTGAGTGTAAGAAATCTGCTAGTGCATATGCTCGTGCTAGTGTTGCAAAGACTGGTGTTTTGGATACATCAAAACTTCATACTTACAAGTACAATGAAGACCTTTTCAAAAAAGTAACTGTAATTCCTGAAGGTAAAAATCATGGGTTAATTTTTATTCTTGATTGGTCAGGGTCAATGTCTGATGTAATGATAGATACTTTAAAGCAACTTTATAACTTACTTTGGTTTTGTAAGAAAGTTAATATACCTTTTGATGTTTATGCTTTCACTAATAATCATCCTGGATATGATAATAGTGAACTGAAAGATTGTGCATATGAACCAAAGGAAGGTTTATTGGATGTGTGTAGATGGTTCTCTTTGTTGAATATGTTTACAAGTAATGTAAATGGAAAAACATTAGATCAACAAATGAAAAATATTTTTCGTGTTGCTTATGGTTTCCGTAATAGTGTTAGGTATCATTCTCCATCATCACTTTCTTTATCTGGAACTCCTTTGAATGAATCATTAATAGCTCTTCATCAAATCATTCCACAATTTAAAGAGAAGAATAAAGTTGAAAAGGTTCAATGTGTTATTTTAACTGATGGTGAAGCATACCCACTAAGATATCATCGTGAAGTTCAAAGAGACTGGGAAAATTCTCCCTATCTAGGAACTAATGAAACTGGAGATCATACATTTTTACGTGATCGTAAAACTGGTAAAACATATAGATTGTCATGGAGTTATCATGAGTCTACAGATGTATATCTTAGAAATCTAAGAGATAATTTTCCAGATAGTAATTTTATTGGTATTAGAGTAATGAGTTCAAGAGATGCAGGATCATTTATTAGAAGGTATTGTCAACATGGTTCAGAATATGATACAATACACAAAAGGTGGAGAAAAGAGAAGTGCTTCTCTATTAAGAACTCTGGTTATCACACTTACTTTGGATTATCATCAAATGATTTATCAAATGATGATGAGTTTGAAGTAAAGGATGATGCATCTAAAACAGAGATCAAACGTGCTTTTATTAAATCTCTTAAAACCAAGAAATTAAATAAAAAGATTCTTGGTGAATTTGTTGACTTGGTGGCTTAATTATGGCAATTTACGATGACGTGAAGATTACTATCAACCTTAATGAGTTGGTAGAGATCAGAGCAAAACTCTTGACTCAATATGGAGATTACTCTGCAGAGATAAACAAAGGTGAGTATCTTGATGAGAATGATGTGGATAGAATCGCAGTCATACTAAGAGATAATATCACTTGGGATACACTCTACTATATGGTAGATGGTGCTATCTTAGATTATATGGAAGTAAAGGATCCAAACAAACCTCATTATGGTGAGAGAACTATTGAATCTCTTGACATAACAATGGAGAAGGAAAAGAAAGAAAGAGAAAAAGAGTTTAAGAAAAACTTTGATTTAGTTAAATTAGAATCATCATCATGGACTATTGATGTACCTTTGAGGAAAAACAAATGAATTCAAAAATGAAAGAAGAACTTCCAAATTGGGAGAATAATTACTTGAAGGAAAATAGAAAAGATTTATCTGAGCAACAGATAGATATACTTTCAGGTAGAGATTTGAAATCGCATGAGGGTATGATATATGGTCAGATGTACAATCAGTGGAAACAACAAAGGGGGTTTAATCTCAATGACTAATACACAAATCATACAAGGAAAAGTCAAGACATTATTCAGTACATCTGAACCTGAAGAAGTTCTTATACAATATGAGGACAAGGTTACTGCTGGTAATGGTAGGATGGTAGATTTTCCTGAAGGTAAAGGTCAGGTTTGTTGTGAAATCTCTAAATTACTTTTTGAACATTTAGAGAAGTATAGTATACGCACTCACTATATCAACATGCATCCAGTAGCAATTATGTGTTGTAGGAGAGTTGATATTATACCTATAGAAGTTGTAGTGAGGAATGTTGCTGCTGGTTCTATAGTCAGAGAGACAAACATTGAAGAAGGAACTGAGTTTGGGTGGCCATTGGTTGAGTGGTATTTGAAGGATGATGAAAAGAATGACCCATTATTAACAGAGAATCGTATATGGGCAATGGGTAACTATCCATTAAGAGATATGGAACAGACTGCTAGAGAAGTTAATGGTATCTTATCAAAGACCTTTAAAGAAATAGGTCTTACACTTGTTGATTTTAAATTGGAGTTTGGTTATGATTCTGATAAAAATTTACTCCTTGCTGATGAACTATCACCTGATGGAATGCGTCTTTGGAAAGAAGGTAAAAGTTTTGACAAAGATTTGTTTAGGAAGGGTGAAGGAAATATAGTAGATGCTTATAAAGATATTTTACAGAAATTAAAATTAAGCAATCCTTAAATGATTAAATAATTTCATGAGCGTAATTATCTACCAAGATCATATAGAAATTCTTGAGCAAGAGAATCTTCTTCTCAGAGAGGAGGTTCTTTTTCTTAGGAACCAATTGAAATATAAATCAATGGGAATTCCAATTGATGGGTATGATGAGGAAGAAGAATAAATAATAAAAAAGTGTCACTGATAATGAAAACTTTTAAGGAATTTTTAGAAGAAAGTAGTCTGAGTAGAATAAAATCTAAATCAGATAAAGGGGGTATAGCAGTCATCTCTGGAAGTCGTGGTGACAAATCAAAGAAAGAAAATAAGGCAAGAGCAAAGCAGTTAGATAAGGATATCAAGGGTAAGGGTCTTCCTGGTGCTACTAAGGTATCTGGAAGATGGGATGAGAAGGATGATAAGACTGGTAAGACCACAAAGGTTAAAGAGAGAAGTCATGTTGTCAGTTCTGGTAAAAAGGGAAAGAAGGCATTTAAGAAAGCAATTAAATCTTTAGGTAAGAAGTATGGTCAGGATGCGGTCTTGACACAAACTAAAAAAACTGGTACAGTATCAGCAACTAGAAAAGGTGGACTCGGCAAAGATAGTCAAGGTAAAAACGTTAAAAGAATAAAAGCAGGTAAATTTAAACCAGGTCAAACTTCACCAGAAGGTGATACTAAAATTAAAGGAAAAACCTTTGCTTACAAAAAATGACAAACAAACTTTATGATGATTCCAATTGGAGGGAAGAGTACAAATCTTACACCAGTAATGAAAGGCATCTTGAACTACTAGAGAAAGGACCAGATAGTCTTTCCTCTAGTTGGATATTGCAAGCACTATATGGTAAATGGAAAAAGATGAAGGGATATGATAAGTTAGATCCTGAAGAAAATGAAGGTCAATTACAATCGTCTTTAGGTGAGTTTTTTAAAAAGACAAGAGACAATTAAATAAGTGTCCACGAGGGTCTATATGACCCTCTTTTTTGTATTATAATATATTCAATTAAACAAACAACCTAATGGCTTTTGAATTGAAAATGACTGAGCAACAGGCAGTTGATGGATTAAGAGAAACATATGGAACAGAATTTACTGCTGCTGATGTTAAAGCATTTTGTGCTATGAATGATATTGGTTATGCAACTGTTTCTAAAAAGATACAGAAGTATAAAGTATCTAAAGGTAAGTGGAATTTAGAGGTAACAACTAAAGCAGTTGAGAATATTGAAAAATCATTCAGTGCACCTGCTGTAATTCCTTCAGAAATTCAAAATCTAGTTCCTGAAAAGGATGATATTTTTGTTCCATTTGGTAGTTTTAAAGATGTTAAAAAAATCATACAAAGCAATGTTTTTTATCCTGCTTTTATCACTGGACTATCTGGAAATGGTAAAACATTTTCTGTAGAGCAAGCATGTGCTCAACTTGGTAGAGAACTTATTCGTGTAAACATTACTATTGAAACTGATGAAGACGATCTTATTGGTGGGTTCCGTCTTGTGGATGGGTCAACTGTTTGGCATAACGGACCTGTCGTTGAAGCACTTGAACGAGGAGCAGTCTTGTTACTCGATGAGATTGACTTGGCTAGTAACAAAATCTTATGCCTCCAATCCATACTTGAAGGTAAAGGGGTGTTCCTCAAAAAAATCGGTAGAGTGGTCAGACCTGCGGTAGGATTCAATGTTATTGCAACTGCCAATACAAAGGGTAAAGGTTCTGATGATGGTAGGTTCATAGGAACTAATGTTCTTAATGAAGCATTCCTTGAAAGGTTCCCTGTAACATTTGAGCAAGATTATCCATCACCAACTATTGAGAATAGAATCTTAGGTGGTATTGCTGCTCAATTGGGTGTTACTGATACTGATTTCTGTAAGAGATTGGTTGATTGGGGTGACATCATCCGTAAAACATTCTATGATGGTGGTGTGGATGAGATTATTAGTACTCGTCGTTTAGTTCACATTCTTCGTGCATATAGCATCTTTAATAATAAAGCAAAGGCAATCCAAGTATGTGTTAATAGATTTGATGATGATACTAAGCAATCATTCCTTGAATTGTATGATAAAGTAGATGCTGATTTTCAACTTGACGATAAGGAGGTGAACTGATATAATGGTAAATGCTTGGAGTTTACTTTATGATGAACTTTATGGAGATGATAAAATGACTGATGAAAACAGAGTAACACCACAAGAAAGTGATGAATACGATCCAATAAAAACAAGTACCTCTCAAGATTTGGGTGATGGTATTACTATTAGTGGATTAGAGGATGGAATTAGTATTAGTACTAATACTGATGATTATGAGCATTCTCAATATTGGTATGATTACACTCGTAATGATCCTGATATGCCAAATCCTTTTTCTTCTGATCCTCTCTCAGATAATGATGATCAAATCGCACATCATATTAATTTAAACTATGATGAATTAACGCTAAATATCGAGGATCCAACAGAGGAGAATATGTCAGACAGCAGGAACAAGTATCATGAAGAGGAGATACTCAAAGATGTGAAAGAGTATGTGTCACGTACTTACAATGGACATTATACTGGAACCAAACATGAGTATCGTAATGTTCAAACCTTAGATTTAATGGCATCTAGGGATCTTGCATCTACATTTTGTCAAGCAAACATACTCAAGTATGGTAGCCGTTATGGAAGTAAAGATGGAAAGAATAAGAAAGACTTGATGAAAGTCATACATTATGCTATGCTACTCTTACATTTTGATGAGCATTACGGTAAACCAAAAATGACTAGTGGGAACATTGACCACAACATGCCTTAATTATGAAACTTAGAGACCAAACTATGAATTTATCTGAAAAAACTCTAACCATCCTTAAAAACTTTGCTGGTATTAACAATTCCATTCTTGTAAAGAAAGGGAATAGTCTTCGTACCATTTCTGTTGCTAAGAATATTCTTGCAGAAGCAGAAATCGTTGAAGATTTCTCCAGAGATTTTGCAATCTATGATCTCAATCAATTTTTAAATGGATTGGGTTTACATCAGGATCCTGATCTTGATTTTACTGAGAATTCTTATTTAACAATTCGTGAAGGTAAGAGGAGAGTAAAGTATTTCTTTGCAGACCCTAATGTAATTATTTCTCCACCAGATAAGGAGATTAGTCTTCCTTCTGAAGATGTTCATTTTCAACTTGATAGTGTTACCTTAGAGAAACTACTTAAGGCAGCAGCAGTATATCAACTACCTGATTTCTCAGCAGTTGGTGGTGCAGGTGTTGTTAAACTTGTTGTACGTGACAAGAAGAATGATACTTCTAATGAGTTTGCCATTGTAGTTGGTGAAACTGATAAAGAGTTTTCTTTCAACTTTAAAGTAGAGAATATTAAGATTATTCCTGGTGCATATGATGTGGTAGTTTCTTCTAAATTATTATCACAATTTACTAATTCAACTTATAATCTAAAATATTTTATTGCACTTGAACCAGATTCCACATTTGAATAATGTTTTGTGATAGACTAAGTTTAGTTACTGGTGGATTTGATCCTATTCATAGTGGTCATCTTCAGTACTTTAAGAGAGCAAAGGATTTATCGAATTATCTTGTAGTGGGATTAAATGGTGATCCTTGGTTGACACGTAAAAAAGGTCAATACTTTCAGTGTTGGACTGAACGTGCAGATATTGTACGTCATCTTGATATGGTAGATGCTGTTATATCATGGGATGATGCTGATGATTCTGCGTGTGGTGCTATAGCAAAATGTTTAGAGATATCTAACGAAGTTATATTTTGCAATGGAGGTGATAGAGGAAAAACTAATACACCAGAATATGAAAGATATAAAGACAATTCAAGGGTATCATTTGAATTTGGCACTGGAGGAACAGATAAAATGAATAGTAGTTCATGGATACTCCATGGATATTTTGAACGTCAACGTAAATTATTAGGGATATGAAACTAACACAAGAAATCATTGATAAAATCCAAGAGGCAATGGACCATACTAAAATGAATGGTGATTTGAATTGGAATGATGGAGATGAAATTGAAGTGTGTCTTGGTGGAACATTTGCTGCAGATAAGTTCATAGCAATTCATAACAGATCCAAGAATCCTGTTGTATCAGCAGCACCACATCCTGACTTTGATTATGAAAAGAATATGTGGAAAGATGGAAGATCTGCAGGATATTGAATTATGTGGTATATTATAGGTTGGACAATAGTTACATTATGGTTATTCTCTAAGTTGGGTGTATTCAAAAAGAAATGAAAAAAACATGGAGGATTTGGAAGTATGCATTGGGTAGTTTCTCTGACGAAAAAACTGAACCCTACGACAACTACATTGTTCTGGTACGTTCTATTATTTTCGTATCTTATCTCGTCACTAACTGTTTTATTACTGCAGGGGTCATAAGACACTGGGGTGATGGAACCGTTAATCAATCCTCTATAGCTCAGTTGGTAGAGCAGTTGACTGTTAATCAACCTGTCCCTGGTTCGAGTCCAGGTGGAGGAGTTTGGGATAGTAGTTCAGTGGTTTAGAACGCTGCCCTGTCACGGCAGAGGTCGTGGGTTCAAATCCCATCTGTCCCGTTATTAATTTTTTATTTTATTATGAGTGACTTCATCTGGGTTGAGAAATATAGACCCAAAACAATTGATGATTGTATTTTACCTGAAAGTACTAAGAAGACTTTCAAGGAATTTCTAAATAAGGGTGAAATACCAAATATGCTTCTTGCTGGTCCTCCTGGTATAGGTAAGACCACAGTTGCTAAAGCATTATGTAATGAACTAGGAGTTGACTTCTATGTCATTAATGGATCTGATGAAGGAAGATTCCTTGATACTGTTCGTAATAATGCTAAGAATTTTGCATCAACAGTATCACTCACATCTGAAGCAAAGCATAAGGTTATTATTATTGATGAAGCAGACAACACAGGAAATGACGTTCAACTCTTACTTAGGGCCTTTATTGAGGAATTCGCAGGAAACTGTAGGTTCATATTTACCTGCAATTATAAGAACAAAATCCTTGAACCACTCCATTCCCGTTGTGCCGTCATTGACTTCACAATCAACAAGAGGGATAAACCAACGATTGCTGCTTCTTTCTTCGAAAGACTTAACTTTATCTTGGACAAAGAACGGGTTGAAGCTGATAAGAAAGTATTAGTACAATTGGTAAATAAGCATTTTCCAGATTGGAGAAGAGTATTAAACGAGTGTCAGAGATATGCAGTTAGTGGTAAGATAGATAGTGGAATATTAGCTGCTTTTTCAGATGTTGCGATTGATGACCTTATTAAAATCCTTAAAGAGAAAAACTTTCCTGAAGTACGTAAGTGGGTCAACAGTAGTTTGGACAATGATACTAGTGTATTATTTCGTCGCATTTACGATAGTCTATACGAATCCCTTGTCCCTAGCACTATTCCTGCTGCCGTTCTTGTTATTGCGAAATATCAATACCAAACCGCCTTTGTAGCAGATCAGGAGATAAATATGCTTGCCTGTCTCACCGAAATAATGGTGGAGTGTGAATTCAAATGACACCTCTAGAAGAAAAAATTAAACAAGCAGAACAAAGAATCGAAGAGTTAAAACTCTTAATACAACATTGGAGAAAACAATCATGACAGCACCACCAATTCCAGAATGGGGAGCATTAAAACAAAAACAAAAGGCTCAAGTTAAGTCCAGATTTTATTACATCTTTTGGGGTGTAGCAACAGCATCAGTTGTATTGGGTCAAGTATATGTTGGGTCAGGATATCGTCAGATGGCAAGGTCTTTTGATCGTATTATGGATTCTATAGTTCTTGAATTGGAACAATCTTATGGTAAACAGAGATTTTATTAATGAGAATTGAAACTAGAGAAGCAATGGAAATGTTGTTTTCTGCTAAATGGAACTTGCCAAAAGCAGCAAAACATTGTAGACTATCACGTAAGGAAATGATGATTACCTTTAGTGAGT